CTCTGATTTTTGATTCTGCAACCGTTATGACCGAAATGCGACGGTCGCGTAAGTGGCAATACATGGCACAAGAGGCGGGTCGACTCGCTGACTTGGGATTATCCGGCGCCGCGATTGCGAAGCGATTAGGGGTACATAAGGCGACGGTGTGCCGGTGGATGGCCGCGGGAAAAGTGCGGGATACGCGGCCAAAGCCGGGGCATGTGCCGGCCGTAGAGGCCGGGTCGCTGACGTGGGCCGCGACGGTACGCCAGACCTACGCGCTCGACGCCTCTGACGAAAAGCTCGTGACGCTCGCGGAGGTGGCGCTCGCCGTAGCGCTCGATCGCGAGCAACCTCCGATGGTGCAGCTCGCGGCGGCTGGGCGCTTTCAATCCCTCGTGAAGCAACTGGCATTGATTGCGCGGCAGGATGAGGCGACGCCCAAGCCGGCCGCGACGGTGGCGCATCCACACCGGGCGGATCCCCGCGCGCAACTCGCGATCGTCCGATGATTTTGACGGTGCCCGTGGATGCGGTGCTGTATCCCACACTGGGGCCGCAAGTCTGCGATTTCGTCGAACAGAATCTCGTGTTCGGCCCGGGCGATCTCCGCGGGCAGCCGGTGAAGCTCGACGACGAGAAAGCCGCGCTGATTTACCGCATGTATGAAGTGTTCCCGCAGCGGCACGATCTCGCGGGGCGGCGCCGCTTCAAGCGGGTCGGGCTCTCGCTGCGCAAAGGGCTCGCGAAGACGGAACTCGCCGCGTGGCTCGCCGCGTGCGAGCTGCATCCGGAGGCGCCGGTGCGCTGCGTCGGCTGGACGCCGGCGGGCGAACCGATCGGCGGGCCGGTGACCGATCCCTATATTCCGCTGATTGCCTACACCGAAGAGCAATCGGACGATCTCGCGTATACGGCGTTGCGGGTGATTCTCGAATTGAGCACGCTGCGGGATGACTTCGACATCGGCCTCGAGCGGATTCTCCGCAAGAAGGGCGGCGGAAAGGCCGTGGCCCTCGCCGCGGCGCCGGATGCGCGCGACGGCGCCCGCACGACGTTTCAACACTTCGACGAAACACATCGCTTTACGTCGCGCCGGCTGCAGCGGGCGCATCGCACGATGCTCGCGAACATTCCGAAGCGGCGGGCGGCGGACGCCTGGACGCTCGAAACGACGACGGCGCCGGAGCCGGGGATGGGATCCGTCGCGGAGGCGACGATGGATTATGCGCGGGCCGTGCAGGTGGGGCTCGTCACCGATTCACGGCTGTTCTATTTTCACCGCGACGCCTCCGACGGGCACGATCTCACGACGCCGGAGGGCTTAAAGGCGGCGATTGTCGAGGCGTCGGGATCGGCGGCGGCCTGGTCGGATCTCGACGCGATCGCGGGCGAATGGGCGGATCCCCGCGCCGATCGCGCGTACCTCGAGCGGGTCTGGCTGAATCGGCTCGTGAAAGGCGGGACGCAAGCCTTCGACGTGCAGCGGTGGGACGAACTGAAGCAGCCGAACCCTGTGCAGCCCGGGGATGTGATTACGCTCGGCTTTGACGGCGCCATGTTCCACGATGCGACGGGCCTGGTGGCGACGCACGTCGAGACAGGCTTTCAATGGGTGCCGGGCGTGTGGGAATGTCCGCCGGGCCGCACGGACTGGCAAGTGCCGGTCGTCGAGGTCGATGCGATCGTGCGCGACTTGTTTAAGACCTACGAGGTGAGTCGGCTGTACGCGGATCCGCCGTACTGGCAATCGTGGATCGCGCAATGGGCAGGTGATCCGGCCTTGGGGCCAGAGAAAGTCCTGCAGTGGTGGACGAATCGCCGTAAACCGATGACGTATGCGTTGAAGAATTTCGAGACGGCGATTAAAAGCGCGGATCTGTCGCACGATGGCGATGCGCGCTTACGTCGGCATCTCGCGAACAGTCGGCGCAAAGATTTGCCCGAACGTGACGAGCAAGATCAGGCCCTCTGGCTGATTCAGAAAGAGCGATCGGATTCGTTCGAGAAGATTGATTTGGCGATGGCGGCGGTGCTCAGTTGGGAAGCGCGGACGGATGCCCTCGGGGCGGGCGCGCTGTCGGGCCCCGAGTATTCCGTGGTGGTACTGCGATGACCGACGAGGCGCCGCCCGCGAAACCGTCGAAGGGGGGCCGGCCGCGTGTGGTGGAGGCCGGGAATACCGTGTCGGCGTGGGTACCGGCGAGCGATTACGACAAGATCATCAAAGCGGCGAAAGCGCAGGACGTGACGATCTCGGCGCTCGTGCGCCTCTGGCTGAAGCACAACATTCGGTAGTTTCCTCACAAACAACCCTAGGCGGTCGGCACGCGGCGCAATATGGGCGCGCGCCCAATGCTGGAACGCGCGTACTCCCTGCTCGAAATCAAATCGGTTATGCCGGAGCGTCGGACGTTCTCCGGCATTGCCTCGACGCCCGAGCTCGATCGGCAGGGCGACATCGTCGATCCCGCCGGCGTGCGCTTTCGCAATCCCGTCCCGCTGCTCTTTCACCACGACCAAACCAAACCGATCGGGACCGCCATTCTGACGGCCACGGCCGACGGCATTCTGTTCGAAGCCTCGCTGCCCGTCATCGACGAGCCGGGGCCGCTGAAGACGCGCGTCGATGATGCCTGGCAGTGCATCCGCGCCGGCATGATCACGGGCGTCTCGATCGGGCATCTGCCGGTGAAGAACGGCGCGCGGATGCACGCCGGCGCCCGCACGCTTACGAAGACGGAGATCTGCGAACTGTCGCTCGTCACGATTCCCGCCAACGCGAACGCCACGATCCGCCTCGTCAAATCGCTCGCGGCGCCGCCGCGGCAGGAGAAGAAACACATGGCCACGCAAACCGCCGCCGAACACGTCCAGAACATCGAGAACAAGCGCGCCGCCCACGTCGCCCGCATGGCGGAGATCATGAAGACGGCGGCCGACGACAATCGCACCTCCGAGGACAGCGAAGCCAGCGAACACGACGGCCTCGCGCTCGAGGTCAAGAAGTTCGACGAGGATCTGGTCCGGTGGCGGAGCCTCGAGAAACTCCAGGTGGCGACGGCGACGCCCGTCCCGCCGGTGGAGTCCAAGCATTTTTCGCACGTCACGGTCCGATCGAACGTCGAGCCCGGGATCAAGATGGCGCGCTTCGTCATCGCGAAACTCGCGGCACGGTTTGATGGCACCGACGCGGCGACGTACGCCGAACGCCGCTGGAACGATTCGACGCCCGAGGTCGCGCTGGCGCTGAAAGCCGCCGTCCTGGCCGGCAGCACGACGGATGCGACGTGGGCGAAGCCGCTCGTCAACTCGACGGTCACCGACGACTTCCTGCCGCTCCTGCGCGCGGCGACGATCATCGGGAAGATCGCCGGGCTTCGGAAAGTCCCGTTTAACGTGAACGTCCCGGCGCAGACCGCCGGCGGGACCGTGGCGTGGGTTGGGGAGCTGAAGCCGAAACCCGTAAGCGCGATGGCGTTCGCGATGGAAAACCTCGGCTTCAACAAAGTCGCGGCGATCGTCGTGCTCTCGCAGGAGCTCGTGCGCTTCAGCAACCCGTCCGCCGAGGCGGTCGTGCGGGATTCGCTGGTGCGCGACATCGCGGCGTACCTCGACGCGCAGTTTATCAACCCGGCCGTCGCGGCGGTCGCGGGTATCAATCCGGCGTCGATCACGAACGGGGCACCGACCGCCGCGGCTACCGTGAATCCGCTCGCGGATATTCTCGGGCTGATCAACCACTTCGCGGCGAACAACATCCCGGTCGATGGCCTGACGTTCCTGCTCTCGCCGGCGAACGCGCTCGCGCTCTCGTTCCGCACGAACCTCGACGGCTCGCCAGAGTTTCCCGGCATCGGGATCAACGGCGGTACCTACAAGGGGCTGCAGTTCATCACGTCGAACACGCTGACGACGAACGTCGTCGCCCTGGCCCCGCAATACATTCTCATGGCCGATGATGGTGGCGTGACGATCGACGCCTCGACGGAAGCCACGCTGCAAATGGACTCGGCGCCGGCCTCGCCGCCCGATGCGACGACGGTCCTCGCGTCGATGTTCCAGATGAACGCGGTCGCGCTGCGCGCGGAGCGGTACATCTCGTGGAAGCGCGTCGGCACGAACACGGTGAAGTACCTGACCGCGACCGCCTGGCCGTCTCCGACAGGGGCGATGACGGCGACCGCCGCCTCAGAACCGAACGGCCGCACGAAGCACGGCTAGGCCATGCGGCTGTTCGGGTATGAACTGAGGCTCGAACGGAAAGCCATGCCCCTCCGGCCGCCCGCAGTCGGGACGGAGGGCGGCTGGTGGCCGGCCGTGCGCGAGCCGTACCAGGGCGCCTGGCAACTGAACGATCCGCTCACGACCGAAAGCGCGCTGGCGAATGCGAGCGTGTTCGGGGTCGTGAGCGGCATCGCGCAGGACCTCAGCAAGATCGCGCCGCCGCTCCTGCTCGAGCAGGACGACAGCGGCTTCTGGTCTGAAACGCAGAACCCCGCGTATTCGCCGGTGTTGCGCCGGCCGAATCGGTACCAGACGGATCAGCAGTTTCTCGAGCAGTGGGCACTCTCGCGCTTGCTAACGGGGAACGTCTACGTGCTGAAGAATTACGACGAGCGCGGGGTCGTCAATCAGCTCGACATTCTGAACCCGGCGCGCGTGAAGACGCTCGTCGCGCCCGACGGCAGCATCTACTACGAGCTCCAGGCGGATGATCTCGCCGGCATCGGGAACGACACGCCGCCGGTCATCGTGCCGGCGCGCGACATCATCCACGATCGGTACAACTGCCTGTATCACCGGTTGCAGGGCATCGCGCCGCTGTATGCGGCCGCCGCGGCGATCGGGCAAGCCTCGGCGATTCAGTCGAGCAGCAGCAATCACTTTGCGACGGGGGGCCGCGTCGGCGGGTTCCTCATTGCGCCGACGAAACTGGATCCGGCCTCGGCGCAACGGATTCAAGCGCAACTCGACGCGAAGGCGAAGTCCGGGAGCTCGATCATTGTCGCGGACTTCGGCATGAAGTTCGAACCGTTCTCGGCGACGGCGGTCAACTCGCAGCTAATCGAGCAGCTCGGCTGGACGGAAGAAAAGATCTGCGAAGTCTACCGGATGCCGATCTCGATCCTGAACAGCAGCAAGCAGCCGCCGTATGCGAACGCCGAAGCGTCGATGCTGCAGTACAAGTCGCTCTGTCTCGAGCCGCACATGACGGCGATCGCGAAGACGCTCGGGCATGGGCTGAACTTGCCCTCGTACCTGAAGCTCGAATTCGACGACACCTTGCTGATCTGGATGGATACGCAAACCCGCACGCAAGCAGCCCAAGGCGCGATCACGTCGGGCATGTCGCCGAACGAAGTGCGGGAGACGTACTACGGGCTCGGGCCGGTGCCGGGCGGCGAACTGCCGTACCTGCAGCAGCAAAACTGGCCCGTCAAGGATCTCGCCGATCGACCCGCCGAGACGCCCGCCCCGGCGCCTGAACCCGAACCGGAGCCGGTGACGCCGTGACCGTCACGTTCTCGCGCGTCGTGCTGCCGCCGCTCTGGACGCTCGACCAGGCGAAGCTGCACCTCCGGATCACCACCACGGCGGACGATGCCGACATTGCGCAGAAGCTCGCGACGGCGCAGGAAGCGATCCTGTCGTACCTCGCTGTCGCCGCCGATCCGGCCTGGACCGCCGCGACGGCGCCGGCGGCCGTCACGCACGCGATCCACTTGCTGACGGCGTACTACTACAGCGATCGCGGCGACGGGGAGATCCCCGATCCCTGGCCGAAGATCTACGCGCTGCTCGCGGCGTATCGCGATCCGACGGTGGCCTGATGGCACGCGGGGATCGCCGCCATCTCGTGACGTTTCAAAACCCGGGGCCGACGGAGCCGGTGACATGGATCGATTTGGTCCCGGCGACGTGGCACGTCAGCCTGTCGCTCCTGACCGGCGATGACATCGGCTTTTTCGTCGAGCCGGCGGCGGGCACGCCAATTAGTTCCGCGACATATGCGGTGCGCGGCGATTTTCACCCGGGCGTCACGACGCAGACACGGATGATCTTGGGGAGTCAGACGTTTGCGATCACCAGCGTCGACAACGTCGAGATGCGGGGCGTCGAGATGGACTGCCGCGCAGTGCAGGTGGTCGCATGAGTGCGGCGCTGACGATACGTGGGATCGCTGAATTAAAGGACGCGCTCGGGCGCTTGCCCACGGACCTCAAAGGCCAGGCGACGCAGATCGTGCTCGACAGCGCCTATGCGGCGCAAGCCGAGATCGTGGCGGCGTATCCGCAGGGGCCGACGGGCAAGCTCAAAAAGGGCGTCAAGGTGCGGGTGCAGGAGATCGGGCCGTATAGCGTGGCGGCGCAAGTGCGCAGTAGTGCGCCGCACGGCTGGCTCTACGAATACGGCACAAAAGCGCGGAAGACCAAACGCGGCTGGAACCGCGGCACGATGCCGAACCCGCCGGATGTGTTCATTCCCGCGATGGTCCGCTATCGGCGCGCGATGTATCTGAAACTGGCTGACCTGATTCGATCGACGGGGCTCATCGTCACGCTGGATGCCTGAGCGATGACCGCGACAACCACAACGAAAGGGCGTGCAGGATGGCAATTTTAACGGGGCGTTATGGGCAGGTGAAGTGGGATCAGGCGGGCGTGACGGCGGTGCCGATTATTTCGTTGAACGCCTGGACTGGGGATTTCAAAACCGAGTTCGAGGATGTCACCTGCTTCCAAGACACCAATCGGGTCTTCGTGCCGGGCCTCCGCTCCGCGGAAGGTTCGCTGTCTGGATTCTGGAATTCTCAGGAACTCGCGCTGTTCAAAGCCGCCGAAGCGACGACGCCCGGCCTGCTCGAGCTGGTGCCGAACAGCACGGAACCCACCTACGCCTGGTCGGGCCTCGCCTATCTCGACGCCAGCATTGACGCCAGTCTGCAAGCGCCGAAGATTACCGGCAACTGGAAAGCGGCCGGCGCTTTCGCGATGAAGCCGGTTGTGGCCGCGACGGGCGCGACGGCCGGCGCGCCGGGCTTCTGGACGCCAGCGGGCGCCGCCGCGAAAGCGAATCTCGCCGCGATGCCGGGCGTCACGGCGAACCCCGCAACGAACTGGGTGACGGGCCAATACATGACGCTCGGCGACGGCAGCAAAGCCACCTGGAACGGCACGGCCTGGATCGCAGGGATTCACGCTGTTTGATTCGCTGACGGTCACGGGCGCCGCCGGGGCGATCTTGTGGCACGACCGCGTGGCCGTGGAGTTGCGATCGTGGCGCGTGGCCCGCTCACAAGCCGATCCCGTGTGGACGCTGACCGCGACGATCGCGCGCATCGATAAATTCCAAGCCCGCCAGGCGCCGCTGTTATTCACGGCGCCGCGGGCGGGCGGCTACTGGGCGTGGCCGGTCAAGGAAATCTCGATCGGTGACACGAACGTCTGGGCGCGGCTGGGATCCCCAGAACAATAGGAGGCGAGTCAATGGGTCGCTGTCGGATGGTCACGCCCGAATCGGTGCGATTGCCGTTGTCGGACGGCGACTTCATCACGGTCAAAAAAGAATTGAACGCGGGCGAAGGGCTGGACCTCGAAGCCGAACCGCCCCCGCGCACGTTGCCGGTCATCCTCGCGTATCTGGTCGGCTGGTCGTTTGTCGGCGCAGACCAACAGCCGATTCCCTACAGCCCGATGCAATCCGTCGACGAACGGCGCGCCACGCTGCGCAACCTCGATACGGCGACGATGGATGAGATCGTGGAAGCACTCGCGCCGCACTTGCGGGCGAATCGCCGAGCCGTCGAAGAAAAAAAAACGACCCCCGAACCCGTGAGCGCATGAGAACCACGCTCGCGCTGTGCAAAATCATGGGCATGAGCTACGACGACATTCGCGCGCTGCCGCAAGCGGTGTATGAGGTGCTGATCGAAGACCTGAACGCGCGGCAGGCGGACGAGGCGCACGCCTAATGGCGCAACTCTCGGGCGTGATGACGGCGGACTTTTCCGACTTTCATTTCGAGATCGACAAGTCGATCACGAAGCTGAAAGGGCTCGAAGGGGCGACGGGGCACACCAACAGCTCGATGGGCGAGTTCAGCGAAGGGCTCAGCACCGTCGATAAAACGCTGGGCGTCCTCGGGATCCGCATCGGCCCGCAGATTCAGGCGCTCCGCGAACTCGGCAGCGCGGCTGGGAAAACCGCCAGCGAGATCGGCCTGATCGGCACCGCCGGCCTCACGGTCGCCGCGGCTGTCGGCGGTTGGCAGATCGGCCGGATGATCGCCGACTTCACCGGGCTTGATGAAATCATCAGCAATACGACCGCCTCGTTACTCGGTTTCGGCGATGTTGCGGGCCAGCGCGCCGCGGCGGGGCTGGACGTGCTGAACCGCGCCGCACAAATCGCCGGGCGCACGGTCACGAACTTCGACGAGGCGATGCAGATTATCAAGAAGCACAACCTCGAAGTCGCCGAGAGTTTCAACACCGGGGCGCAGCGCGTCGAGCAGTGGAACCGGGAGATCGCGGCGCACCGCGACGTAATGCCGCAGATCACCGCCGAACTCAAGAATCACAGCTCCACGGTGCAGCAGCTCGCCACGCATTACGGGATTAGTAAAGAAGCGATCGAACACTACACGCGCACGCTTGACGCCAGCACGAAAGCGCAGAAGGCGTGGGCCGATGAAGCGCGCCCGCGCTATGAAGCGATTCGAAAGGCGCAAGAGGAATTGACGCAAGCCTCGGGCGGCTGGCAGAAAACGCTGGCGACGCTGACGCCAACGGTCACGGCGGCGACGATGGCCGCCCTGAACTACGGCTTGTCACAAGATAAAGTCGCGCTCGCGCTCGGGATTTCCAGCACGCAAGTCGCGGCGGTCGATCGGCAGATGCAGCTGAACCTGGAAACGATGGCCGCGACGGAGCCGCGGCTGGGCACGCTCGATCAGTGGATCAAGGAGAACGTCGCCGACACGAAAGCGTGGAACACCGAATGGCGCTTCACGTCGGAAGTGATTGACACCGAAGTGATCCCATCCCTCGATGCCGTGACGGCGAAAGCCGAAGCCGTGTCAAAGGCTGTGGCCGCGGTCACGGGCGTCGCGCCGGGCATGGATCAAAAGTCGCCGGGGAATGCGCCCGTCCCGATTAACACGGGGAACGTCACCTATCAGGGCGGGTTCGAGGCGGTGTTCGCGGAGTTTCTGCGGAAGAATCCCAGCGGCGGGGCGCTCGGCGGCGCGTTCACGATGACGCCGCAAAAGGACTTCCTGTCGTGGGCGCTCTCGATGGGCCTCGCCACACGGGCGCCGACGATCACCAACACCTTTAACCTCGTCGACACCCAAGACGGGCTCGCGCGGAAAGTCGGCGAGACGATTACCAGCCAGGTGCAACGCGGGTCGCTGGTGAACTGATGCCGCTCCAGCCCGCCGTTCTCGGCACCGCGCGCCTGAATAACTTCCGGCTGAACTATCTGACGCCCGCGCTCGCGCACGACCGCCTGACGCACATCCGGATCATTCTCGGCGGGATCGATGTCACGCAGCCGGGCGCCCCGATGCGCGTGATCTACAAGTCGCTGTCGATTCGCGACGCGCTGTTTGATGCCCCGAACACGTGCGCGCTGACGCTGATCGGCGCGGCCCCGAATGTGGGCGCCCCGATTGAAGTCTGGGTGAACAGTAACGCGCCGCAGCTGCTCTTTAACGGCGAACTCCAGACGGTCGACCGCACGTATAAAGGGCAGCCGTCGACCGTGCTACACCCGGTCACGGCGATCGACGATACGGCCCGCGCGAATCGCTTGCGCCCGCTGCGGCCGTTCGTCAACGAATCGGCGACGAATATCGCGCACGAACTGATCGCCCGCTGGGCGCCAGGCTTCTCGTCGGCGGGCGTGGAACCGAACCTCCCGATCGTCACGATCACGTTCGACGGCTCCGAGGCGGGCATGAAAGGCTGCCTGACGGCGCTCGCGAAGCTGATCGGCGCCTACTGGTATTTCGAAAACAAGACGCTCTACTTCTTCGTGACGCCGCCGGGGAATCCGCCCGATCCGATTGACGAGACGCCGGGCCGGTTCCTGCACGAGCCGGCGATCACCTGGTCGATCGACAAGTCGCAAGTGCGGACGCGCGTCTATGGGAAGGGCGCGAGCACGCAGATCAGCACGGGGATCGCCGCCAGTACGGATCTGGTGCCCGTGGTCAACGCTGAGATGTTCAGCCCGACGGGGGGCCAGGCGATCGCGGGGCTCACGCCGGACGGGGCGGCCTCCCGCGTCCTGACCTATACCGGCGTGCAGCTCGGCGGCGGGGGCGGCCTCGTCGGGCCGGGCGCGTCGCCGTCTGGATCGCCCGGGCTGGCCCTCGTGGACGGCGCCGGGATCAATGATGGCGTCCACTACTACAGCTACACGTTTGTCACGGCCGTGGGCGAATCGCTCTCGGGGCCGCTCGCGCCGATCACCGTCGGCCCGCTCGCGCCGCCCGCCGTGGCGCCGACGCCCGGCGCGGTGCAACCCGGCGGCGCGGTCGATGCGGGCACGCATTATTACGCGGTGACGTTTGTCACGGCGACGGGCGAAACCACGTCACCGCCGGTGACGCAAGGCGTCACGACGGCGATCGGCGCGGGCGTCGCGGCGCCGGGCGTCACGACCGGCGCGCTGCGCAAGGTCGTCGGGAATCTCGCGATCGGCACCGCCTACCGGTATCAGACGACGTTTACCATTGCGGGGGGCGGCGAAACCCTGCCGGGGCCCGCCGGCACGGCGATCACCCCGACGACGATGTCCGGGCCGCCAAACGTCTCCCAAAGTTACGCGCTGGAGACGGGCGCCCTCGTCGTCGATCAGATCTATATCTATGCGCTCGCGTTTATCGTGGGCGGATCGTATGAGACGGCCCTCAGTCCACAGCTCGTCGTGGATCTCCCGCCTGATCCGCTCTACACGCGCGTCGTCTTTCAGAATGTCGCGGTCAGTCCGGATGCGCGCACGACGGGGCGGAAGCTCTATCGCTGGGTGTCGGCGCAGTCCGCCTGGCGGCTCGTCACCACGATCCCCGACAACCTGCCGAATACCTGGTATCGCGACGACGCGAGCGATGCGAGTTTAGGCGCAGCCCGCGCCGGAGTCGGCGCGATCGGCACGCCGCCGGGCGATCAGGCGACGGTGACCGTGCCGACCTCGGGCGATCCGCGCACCGTGGGCCGGAAGATCTATCGCGCCGATGGGGGCGCCCCGTTTCGGCAACTCGCCACGATCAGCCATAACGCGCCGGGCACGTATACCGATAACGTCGCGAGTGTCGCGGCGAATGCGTTGGCGCCGACCGTCGATACCTCGGGCGGCACGTCGTATCAAACGGTGCCGCTCTCTGGCATCGCGATCGGGCCGGCGACGGTGACGGCGCGGCGGATCTATCGCAGCATGGGCGGCGCGTATGCGCTCGTCGACACGATCGCGAATAACACCGCCACGACCTACACCGACACGAAGGCGAACGCGAGCCTCGGCGCCGCGCTGCCCACGGTCAACACGGCCCGCGCGAATCAGGTCCGCGTGACGTTCGCGATCGGCGGATCCGGCACGACCGCGCGCAAGCTCTATCGCTCGGCGGCGAATACCGCGACGATGCAGCACATTGGCACGATCGCGGATAACGTGACGACGTTTCTCATCGACGCCGTCACGGATGCGAACCTGGGCGGCCCGCCGCCGACCGTGGACACGTCCGGCCTGACGCAGCCCTCCGGGCAAGTGCCGGCGGGCGCGACGACGATCATCGTCGCGAACGCCGTGCCCTTTGGCGCGGCGGGCGGCTGGGCCGTCGTCGGCAATGGGGAACAGGTGATCCGCTACACCGGCAAGACGGCGAACAGTCTGACGGGGGTGCCGGCGCAGGGGCCGGGGGCCCTGGTCGCGAGCGTGGCCTACAACTCAACGATCACAGCCGCCCCGGCCCTCGTGGGCGTGACGGGCGTGCTCGAAGCGATCACGCGCAATGCGCCGATCCATGTCTGGATCCAGCGTGACGATCTCGCCGCGCAAGCCTACATGGCGGCCCTCGATGGCAGTGGCGATGGCGTCTACGAACACATTTGGAGTGATGAACGCCGCGCGATCGCGTCACTGGTGCAGGTGTGCGATGCGCAGCTCGCGCTCTACAGCCGGCCGATCGTCACGGTGGTCTATGCCTCGCGCGATCTCAAAACGAAAAGCGGCAAGACGGTCGACATCGCGCTGTCGACGCCGGCGATCCAAGAGTCGCTGACGATCCAAGACGTCGCGATCTCGGAGCTCGGGATCCGCGGCCTCGCGCCCAAGTTCACGGTCACGGCGAGCAACGTGCGCCAGTCCTTCGAGGCGATCCTGCAGATGCTCATTCGAAAGGCGGACGCCTAATGCCGATCAATCGCGCGCCGTGGAATGCCCTGGTCGACGACGACGGCTCCAACCTCGTCGGCACGGTCTGGAATAAAGACAAGATCAAGACGGTCATCCTGGACCCGGCCGACGTGGCGTTCGCGCCCGGCTACGCCAGCTTCACGCCGATCGATGCGAGCGGCGCCGGCCTCGCGTTCTCCTATGCGGTCGGGAACTTCGCCCAGCTCGATCGCCTGATTTTCATCTGGCTGCAAATCGTCTATCCCGCGACGAGTAACGGCACGCTCGCGGCGATCGGGGGGTTACCGGCCCTGGTGGCGCCCCCGGGCGCCGGCGGCACGCACTGCTACGGGCCGATGCGCGTGTGGAATATCGCCGGAGACACGACGGTGATCTATGCGCTCGATCCGGCGACGGGCGGGCGCGTGACAAACGCGAACCTGAGCGGCGCGAACATCATCGTGAGCGGCGTGTATCTCATCAAGCCGTAAGGGAGCAGTCATGGCCGCACCGTTTCCGCCCGCCGGCAATCAGTCGCAGCACACCGAACGGCCGCTGAAGATTTACGGCGAGCAGTATGTCACCGCGGGCGCGTATCCCGTGGGCGTCGTCGTCGATCCCGGCGAGCCGCCGATCTTCCAGGACGGCCAGGCGCGCGTCCCGCTGCCGTCGGGGTGGGTCGTCGTGCAGCTCACCGACTGGGTGATCTCGAGTCGCTACTCGGGGAAACCGATCGAGGTCATCAGCGCGGAGGAATTCGCGGAACGCTTCGGCCCCTCGGAACTCTGAAGGAGTGTCTATGCTGTCACGCACGCTCGTCTTCCTCGCGGCGTGCGGCGTGCTCGCCGGCTGCGATCTCCACATTACGAACCCGGCGCCGGTGACGACGACGCCCACGGCGCCCGGGGCGATCACGATCACCAATACGAACACGAACACCGCCAGCACGGATCGCAGCGATACCGATCCGGTCACGACGCCGACGGGCGGGGGCGGCACCCCGACGCCAAGCGGGAGCGGGCTGCCGCTGCCGAGTTACGGCGAGAGCGTCGCCCGCGAGATCGCGACGCAGTTTCCCGGCGAACTCGCGGCGTCGTGCGAGATCACGCACGGGCCGAGTGCGTGGGCGTGGCTCGATCGCCTGGTGCGCACGCTGCAAGCCCGCGACGCCCGCTGGGGCTACTTGTGCAAGGACGCGGGCTGCACGAAAGTCGCGGCCGACGTCGTCGCGTACAAAGCCGGCAGCGGCGATCTTGGGATCTGGATCGTGGACGTGATCGGCAACCACTGCCCGAACCCGGGCGACGTGGTGCAAGTGCGCTGGGGCGTGCTGCCGTTCGAGACGGTGCGGCGCTGGATTGGGGTGCGGCCGTGACGCGGCTCGCGATTGCGTTGTGGGCGATCCTCGCGCTCGCGTGCGGCGTGGCGATCAGTGGGCGCGTGGAGGTCGGCGAGCACGTCGGCACGGCCGCGGCGTCACCGTGTCCCGGCGCGCATGAATAGCAGCGAACAGACAGCCGGCGGGATTCGTGCGACGCTGACTGGCATGGATCCGCGGATGCTCGACTTGGTCTGCGAAGGGATCGCGGCGGGCTTGTGCCCGATCGCCGATGACGACGATCTCCGGGAACTCTTAACGGCGCTCGAGCGCCTCACGAAAGGGAATCATGGCTCAGCAGCCCCCCACGCCGAAGCCCACGACGCCAACCACGCCCACACCGCCGCCGCCCGTGGCGCCAACCGACGCACCGCGGCCGCCGATCACCGATCCGCGGCAACCGCGTCCGACCGGCGACGATGGCGACGCCCGCGATAATCCGCGCGACTGACGCGCCCGATCGCTGTCCCTTCTGCCTCGACGATCGCCAGCTCGAGCCGCCGGCCGCCGGCCTGACGCGCTGGTTCTGCGGGACGTGTAGCCGCACGTTCGATCCTTCACCAGAAGTACCCCGAACGCGCCACGTTGCCCTTGAGGGCTCGTTAGAGGAGTGCGAGGAGATCCTTGACGGCGGCTTCAAAGATGAGCCGCTTAATCGTGGGTGTATCCGTCAACTTCAGTAGATAGGCACACCGCGCGCGGAGTTGCCGTTCATCTAACGGCAAGGTCGTTAGTAAATGGCGAAGCAAGAAGACGACGAGATGCGCCCGCGCGGCGAGATCGGCATAAGCTGGGTCGGCCATCAGTCTCGACCATTCCAGCTTCGCGAGATGGGCACGGCCCGCGAGTTGATCTTCCGCCTGTAGAAGCTGTCGGACGTCCGGGGTATACGGCAGCCGTTTCCCGTCGAGGGTGACGGTCCACGGCGCCACAGGGCCAGGGGCATAGCGTCCAGCGGTATCACGAACGAGCGATCCTCCCGTCTTCGATCCCTTTCTCTGTAGACGTTGATCAAAGACTTGTCCCATCCACCGGTGAACGATCACCGGTAGATCGGGCGATGTTAGCTTCCGAGTCGTGGTTCTGAGGCTAACATCGCCGCCCCGCCCCCGCTGGACGTAAGTTCTAGCTAACGCCTTGTGACGCAAATACCACGCCTCGAGATATCCCACCATGTAGGGATCGAGTCGGGGTACGAGCCGTTCCACAATCTGATCTCGTGTGAGCGGTTCGCCGGCATCGTAGAGCACGTCATAGACCCGCAAAACGAGCTGCGAGGTGCCATCGGCGGATCCATTCCGACGCTTCCAGATACGCCGATCGGATGAGGCGGCCGCGGCGCTGACCGCCTCATCCGAGAGGGGTTTAGCTGCGCTGAGTGGCATAGACGGCGACGACATTGGTTGCGAGGCTGTTGAGTTGTTGCCAGAGTTGCGCCGCGTTGGCGTCATCCGGGATGACCAATTCCGTCGGGAGGATCCCTTCTGTCAACTCCAACAACGCCTTCACCTGGCTGAGGGCCTTCTTCGCCTTGCTCTGATTCGCCGGTTTCCGTACGGGCGGCGGCCCGGTCACCGGTCCCCACTTCGTTTCGGTGTTCTGAATCACCGCCAGCGCATCGGCATCCGAGCGCGTCTTTTCCACGTCATTTACCAGGCGTGACACATCCTTCATCGCCGGATTGGCCCGATGCACGAGGGCGATGGCCGCCTTCAACGGTTCATCATGACTGATGCCCGCCAGCACGCGCGCCACGGCTTTTGGTAGACGGACCTTACTCAACCCAATCCGATCCGCGGATTCCCGGAACAAGCGATCACGCCGCACGTTGCGGACATGCGAGACCGACCGGCCGAGTGTCCGTGCGATCGCCTCGTCGGCGTAGCCTTCATCCATCATCGCTTCGGCGGCGATGATGATTTCGTCATCCGCCAGGCGATCGCCCCCTAATTGATTCAGGGCGGCCCCGATCATTTTGGCGATTCCCAGATGCGGGAACTTCACCTTGTAGGTGGGAAAGGTTTTCAACTTCAGGATACGCGCCGCGGCCAGGCGGGCATTTCCATCAATCAGCCGACCATCCGTGCTGACGACAATTGGAGGAAACACCGCCCCATGATTCATGTGCGTGGCATATTGATCGACGGTGCCTTTGGGGGCGCGATGCGCTTCACTTCGAATCTGCGTCGTCTCTTCGACCTTGACGCGGGCGAGTGGAAAGGCCGCATCCAATTCAAAGGGCAGCTGCCACTCATTCAGTAACCCTTCCACCCGTGTGTCCCGGTTCACCGCCACGGTGTCCTCCTCCACGTCCGCGACCCCTAAGGGCACGTCAACAACAGCCGCGTCTCGCATATACAGTAATCCTCCTACGCGAGACACTATAGGGTGTTAATGCACTGTGTCAAATACAAATTGCTTTGGTTATGGAATTTATTGCAAAGTCACCACGATAGGTCGGGCTGCTCGCCCACCAACTCGAAGCACCCGCCGGACGTCGAATTTGATTGGGTTCCGAAGTCGCACGCCCTAAAATTGCACGGGCGCGCGGCGTGGTGTGTCTGCGCGTTGTGTCTGCGTGTGAAATTCGCCCAATAATAATCGGCCCGATCGTGACGGGGGACCGGTTTCCTAAACCGGGGGTCGCAGGTTCGAGACCTGCCGGGCGCACCAATCAAATCAACACGTTACAGCCAAAATAGCCCTTCAGGGGCTCAAAACACCCTCCCCAAAAATGCACGTTTTTCGTTGATATTTTACGATCGCCCTATCGAGTGTGTCTGCGAAGTGTGTCTGCGAATTCAAGGGGAGACACCTCCGGCTGAGTGGATTGGGGGCGTTAGGAACGACGGGATCGACGGGGGGAAGCCTGGGCCTTATCGACGACGTGAAAGTCGCGGGGCGGGGCCGTGGCGGCCTCAGGTGCCCAGACCGCGCGCATGTCCGCGATCGCTTTCGACACGAGCTCGGGGACAGCGCCTTTCGTGTAGCGCTGGGTCGTTTTGATATCACGGTGCTGCGCGAGTTCCTGCACCGCACGCAGGTTGCCGGAGCGGCGGAGGGCTTCCGTTAAGAAGCTGTGTCGCACGTCATAGGGCCGGCAGTTCTCGGGCACGCAGTTCTCGAACTGCTCGAGCATGGTGCGATCGACGTCGGTGGCGGTCGGCGCCTGTGCCGCGGCTTCAATCTCCGCGCGCACGCGCGCCACGGCTTTGATCCACGACTTGCGCATCGAGGATCGCGAGAAGCGTCGGCGCCACAAGTGCGCCGCGTCGTAGTCGCGCAACGCGGCGATCGCCTGGGGCAGCGCATCCGTCCACATGCCCGGCGAGCCCTTGCCCTTCTTCCGCGGCGGTAAAAAGATCCGGCCTTGATCGAAGTTCACATGTCGACGTTCGAGCCGCGCGAGCGAGGCGTGCGCCAGGCCGGTCCACGCCATCACGGTCAGGCGGATCTTAGTTTCACTGTAGGCCGTCCGGGTGCCGCCTTTTTCGGCGCGACCGTGATCGGGGAGCGCGGCGAGAATCCGCAACACGATCGGCATGTCGATCCCGCGGGCCTCGAGCTCGCGCGGTGGGACGTTCTTAATCAACGCGGTCGGCACGATCACGTCGTCGCTCGTCGTCGATCGCCGCTTCGCGCGCTCGCGCTCGAGCTCGACGCGGAGCACATCGCCCAGCACGCGCTTCCGTGAGTTAATCGCGGAGGGCGACACGCCCGCGGCGATCCAGGCTTTGATCTGCGTTTTGATCGCGAGCTGCGGCACATGGATCGCCGGATACGCGCCAACGGGGGAGCGCTGCCAGTGGGGCAGGAGATATTTGTAATCTTCGTTCTTGCGTGTGGGATCGTGCGGCGTGACGGGATGCTCTTCGAGGAACCGCACGATCGCCGCGGTAACGCTACCTGGTGCGCCGAGTGTGTCGCCGCCGATGCGGCCGGTGCGCAAATCTTCAACGAGCTGCGCGTAGCGCTCGACGAGCTCGCGGTTGTGTCGGGTGGAGTAGGGCACGCCGGCGCCATCCACGAGCGCGAAACGATCGCGGGCTTCGCGAAAGGTGCCTGCTCGCTTCGATCCGATGCGCGCCAGGACCGTGATTCCGTGGGCATCGGCATAACAGCCCTTCGCAATCTTCACGGTTACGCGGCGCCGGGCGGTCGTTGCACACATCCGTCGTGCATTTTAGTTAAAAACTCGTCGCTTTGTCGTTGACGCATCGCAACGAGGCGAGTATAATGGATTTTTAGAGCGTGGAACCCCTTTTTCAGTATGAAAGGGGACAGACATTGAACGGCGTATAGAGTATTCCGGATCCTTAGTCTCCCAGCTTAGGAAACCGGATACTCTCGGAAGTAACGTCTTGCGCGATAAGGTGTTGCGTCCCCACGCAGACACATAACGCAGACACACTCCCCCGCCGCTGACCGTCTCCACGCTCCGTCGGCATGGGGGTGTAACGATGGCTCACGCGACGTCGATCACGAATCTGGAAACTCTGCGCATCTTTGTCGACCTCGAAACAGTCGCGGATATCTATCACCTGAGTGTGAAAACCCTTCGCCGGAAGTGCTCGGAGGGATCGTTCTATCCCCCGCCTGCTCGGAAGTATCCCTATCTCTGGCGACGCGATGACATCCTGCGCGATATCAACGGGCCAACAAAGCGCCTGGTCAAACGCGCGCACGGCTTCGCGGCCGTGAAAGCGCGGCGTCTTCGCGAGGACAAGGACGTGAGTGCGTAAATGGGCCGGATGCGCGCTGTTCTGCGTAGCTGGTGGGTGCGGTTGACGTGCGGCCGGGATCACGGCGAGCTAGTGATCGGGCCGGACCAGCTCTGGATCGAATGTGCGCGCTGCGGGTATGTCTCGCCGGGGATCGTCGTGGGTGGTACGGCGATCCGCCTGGCCTGGCGCTTCGACCGGCAGCGCGCACGATTCCCGCAGCGGAGGGCGAGCTGATGACGAGACGTGAACTCTTGAAAGTCGCGAACGCCATCGCGCTCGCGCAACTGCCCGGCACGATGTCGATTGTCACGGCGGACTCGGCGCCGACGCTGGCGATTCTGGAAATTGAAGGCGGGATTTCAGAGAGACAGGCGGACGCGTTGAAGCAGCAATTTGAAGGCGCGTTGAAATCCCTACCGCCATTCGACCGCATCAAATTAGTAGTGCTTGGAAACAGGCAACGGCTCACGTTCTTCGACGCGCAAGGCGATATCTGCAGCAAGGAAATCATCCGTGAGTTTTTGCAAGCCTACACGGTGAAGTAGTGGGCCGGCGCTTCGTGGACATGCGCACGATTCAGCGCCGGATGCAGTTTAAGGACGATCGGATCAACCGGGCGCTGCAGAAGATCGCCGAGAAGGAGGAACAGATGGATCGCGCACTCGCCACGATCGCCCCGACGGCGCCGACGGTGACGGAGGAGCAGCTCGAGCTCATCACGCGCACGATCGCGAAGGATGCCACGGTCGATGAACTCAAGCTGTACCTGCACGACTGCGCCCGACAGCACGTGCACCCGCTCGACAAGCTGATCCACTTCACGAAGCGCAACGGCAAGTACACGCCAATCACGTCGATCGACTTCTTCCGCATCCGCGCCGCGGAGACGGGCGAGTGTGTCGGCAGCGACGATGCCACCTTCACGGGCACGCCCAGCACGCCGGCCTTCGAGGCGCACGTCACGGTGTATCGCCTCGTGCAAGGGCAACGCGCGCCGTTCACCGCAACCGCGCGCTGGACGGAATACAAGCCCGATCAGGATTTCATGTGGAAGCGGATGCCGCACCTGATGCTCGCGAAGTGCGCCGAGGCGCTCGCGTTGCGGAAGGCGTTTCCGAAACAGCTCTCAGGCCTCTACGTGAAAGAGGAAATGGAGCAAGCCAGTTCGCCGGCGCCCGCGCGGAGTCACGCCCGCGCGCTTCCCCACGAAGCCCCGATACAGCCGGATCGGGCGGCGCCGGCGAATGTGAATAACCCCGCTGTGCCCGACAGCTGGCAACCGTTCATCGCGCGTGAGGAAGCGTCCCACGATCCCGATCGGCTACAAGGTCGCATCGTGGCGATCACCGACGAGACGAAGACGAACAAGAAGGGCACGCCGTTTACGAAGTGGTCGATCACGCTCGACACCGGCGAGCTCGTGACGACGCTCGATCGGGATCACGCGAGTTCCGCGATCGTGGCGAAGGATGACGAGGCGCTCGTCGAGCTCACGACGAAGACGACGCGCTGGGGAAAAGACATTCTGACGATCGGTCGGCTTCCGGAGGCGGATTCCGATGAAGCGTTTTGAGGCAGAGTCTCGCGCAATGAAACCGCGCGACTTCGATCAGTGGTATGGCGAGCTCCGGTTACTCGCGAATAGTGAAGGACTATGGGCGGCGGTTGGGATGTTGTGGTATTCGCCGGCGGAATGTTGCGCCTATTTGCAGACGATTCCAGGGGCCTGGGCACTGCTTGAAACTGAGGCGCGCTTTGCCGATCGCGAACGCTATAGCACGGGCGTGCGGCTCGGACGGGGTGTGGGATTGTGACAGACGACGAAGTCGATGCCGCGCTCCACGATATTGGCCGGCATCTCGGCGTGGAGTACGACGAGCACGGCTATGCGCGCCCGTCGACGACAGGCGCGCCGATGATTTCCATCACCGAGAGCCTCGCGTTATACGCCGAGGCGCTGCGCGAAGTGCGCCGGGCGGACGAACGCGCCCGCCGACACCAGCGATTTCAGCTCGTCAAAAAATAAACGAAAGGCGGCGGTCCGTGTCTGCGTCGAAGAGTCCAGCCTTTCAGTTCTACCCGAAGGATTTCCTCAGTGATGAAAAACAGATTCAGATGTCGTTGCCGGCGGTAGGGATGTATATCCGCCTGCTCTGCCATTGCTGGATTGAGGGGTCGTTACCGACCGAGGAGCGCGCGCTCGCCCGCCTCGCCGGGGCCACCCTGCGCCAGTGGCGGCGCTCGGCAACCGCTCTCAACGGCTGCTTTCAGGTCAAAGATGGGCGCCTGTTTCATCCCCGTTTGGAACGCGAACGTGACCGTCAACTGCACTTCAAGATCAATCAACGGACGCGTTCTGGTCGGCGATGGTCTGAAAATCCTAAGGAAAACGCGGATTGCACTCCATCCGGGCATCCCAATGCCCGCATTCCCAATACCCCGCATTCCTCTTCATCTTCTTCTTCTTCTTCTACTGCAGATAAAGACAAATACACGCCTCCGGCGAATTTGTCTGTCTCGCAAGAAATCGCGGAGAAGGCCGCCCGGTTCCTCGAGCGGTATGTCTTGGTCTACGCCGAAGAACGGCGGGGCGCCCACTTCGCTCTGAAGCCCGTGTTGCATTTTCAAACGGCGTGCGAGCTCGTGCAGGGCTGGCCCGATCTCCCGCGGCTCGAGCTGATGCTGCGCACGTTCTGTAAACTGCCGGCGTCCGAGAAAATGGCCTGGCCGGGCACGCCGGCGCAATTCAAACATCTCGCACCGTCGATTGATGCGCGGCTGCGGCAGGCGGGTGTATGACCTTGGCGGATTTTGTCTTCGGCATTATGGGTGAGGCGCAGCAGATGCTAAGGGGCGGTGTCAGCCTCGAGGACGTACAACGCGGGCTCCGGATCAGCCTGATTGACTATGCCCGAGAGCACGGGCTGATTCAGCACGAACGCGACATGCCGTATTCCCAACTGCACCGGTGCACGGTCTGTCGCGATAACGGCTGGGAACCAACAACGCGGATGGTGCGCGGCGTCGAGGTGGAAGCCTATAAGCGCTGTCCCTGTCAGGCGAACAATCGGAAGCCGTCGATGGATGCGGCTGCTGAAGTCGCGCAAGGATGGCGATGAAAGGGGAGATCGGATCATGCCACTCACGCTTGCGTTGATCTGTGCGGTGCTCGGCCTGGTGTGCTTAGTCGGCGCCGCGTTCGGCGTGGCGTCCCGGATCAACCTCCAGGCGGCCGGCCTCGCCCTCTGGCTACTCTCGGCGATCCTGCGAGGGTTCGCCTAATGTGGCGCCTCTGGACGCGCGGCTTCGGCGTGCGGGACTGGTGGCACTGGTTTCGCGTGACCGGGTTCCCGGTGTGGGTCGCGTTTCATCTGCCGCCGCGGTGGGTGTACTGGTGCGCGATTCGTGTCGCGACGCACGAACCGGCGAGCCTATCGCTGGAGGAATTCGCGACGTGGGAGGCGGTCCCCGATCGCCGGTCATGCAACAGGTGGCGGCTGTGCTACTGAGAGGATGAACAGATGAGCGACACGAGGACCCTGCGAGAGCAGATTGAGAAGTTGCCGCGATATTACACCGATGACGAACGGCCAGCAGGACCGTTGCTGAAATTAGAAGACCTACTCGCCCTCCTCCCGGTGGAGTCCGCCCCCTCGACGCCGCAGATTCAGGAGCGTCTGAAAGCGTTGACGCGAGACATCGGGAATGTTGGGTGTGTTGCGGAACGTCGGCAGGTCTTCGACAAGGAGCATGAGCGCATAGAGCATCAGCAAATGCTCGCCCGTTTGCGTCAGTGGCAATCTGAAATCTACGGGAATTATATACTTGACTCCCGTAGCTGTTTGGGCCATAATTGACTCATGTCGAAGAGCACAATCTCCACCTTCCAACTGTTTGAGCGGTTCCCCGATAAGGAATCCGCCCGCGTTTATTTCGAGCAGCGGCGTTGGCCGAACGGTGTCGTTTGCCCGGTCTGCAAGAGCGACGGGCGGATCACTGTCAGGAAGGGCGGTTATTACCGCTGTAACGCCTGTGCTGAGGACTTCACCGTCCGGACGGGCACGGTCATGGAGCGGAGTCACATCCCGCTGCACAAGTGGCTGTATGCGATGTATCTGCTCGTCACGGCCCGTAAGGGGATCTCTAGTCTGCAACTGTCGAAGCAAATAGGCGTTACACAGAAAACCGCGTGGTTCCTGCTGCACCGCCTTCGCGAAGCCTGTGGCGGGCGCAACCTGCGGAAACTCAAGGGCATCATCGAAATTGACGAGTGCTTCGTCGGCGGGTTGGAGGGCAACAAGCACGCGAACAAGAAGCTTCACGCCGGACGCGGGCCAGTTGGCAAGACGGCCGTTTTGGGGATGAAGGAACGCGGCGGCCGGGTGCAGGCTCGCCCATCGGGTCAGATGACCTTCGACGAAATCCACGGCGAGATTCACGCTAACGTCGAAGCTGGATCGCAACTCTACACCGACGACAGCGCCATCTTCGAGGGTCTGGACGGGTTGTTCTTCCGGCACGACACGATCAACCACAGCATCGGGGAATACGCCCGTGGCGCAGCGCACACGAACAGCGTCGAAAGCGTGTGGGCTGTTCTGAAACGCGGCATCATCGGCGTCTACCATCACGCCAGCCCGAAGCATCTTCCACGCTATATGGACGAGTTCACCTTCCGCCTGAACGAAGGCAACTGTAAGCGCCAGACGCTGAATCGGCTGGACAGCTTCGTGGACGGTATGGCTAATAAGAGACTGACTTATACGGACTTGATCGCGAAGCCGGAGGGTAACTAGATGGCTGAGCCGATCACCGTGTGTCCGAAGTGCCAGAAGCCTGCGTTTGTGATTACCTGCAACGCCTGTGGGCACCGTGGTTGTCACAACGATTGTGAGCGCCACGACTGCTACTGGGTCTTTCGTGAGCGATTCGCAAAGGCTGAGAGCAAATGAGTGCCTGCGAAATTTGCGGCAGTCCGGCCGAATATTGCTGCTCTGGGTTGGACGTGCCTGCCGTGAAGTTCTGCGGCGGTTGCGCGAGGATTCACGAAATGGAATGCCTAGATGTTCGCGCTGGCGATGCTGTTGTTGTGCGGATGGGAGAGTCGATGACAAAACCCAAGGTTCCAAAGGCGTTGGACGCGATGGTTGATACGGTTCTGGCCTACCGCCCGAAGGCACGGAGCAAGCCAGCCGTTCAGCGCAAGCGCCGCGCCACGAAAATCGCGAAGGGGAAGAAATGACCGCACCACCAAAGGAGATCACGGTTTGTCACCTTGAAGTGATAGTGATGCCCAACGGCGAAGTGATTTGTGCAGGCAGGTCACTCGGTTGGGTGAGCACTCTCGGTAAGTTTCTGACTGTTGTTGACCAATGTAGAGAAAGGAATCCATGAGCGCACCATCCGACTCGCTATGCATGGGAGTCAAGTATATAATTCCCAAATCTACGCAGCCATCGATTCGTTAGCAGGCCCGCCCGTCGCGCCCGCCCCACCCCAGAAACGAAAGGAGTAGTGAGCATGTTCAATAATAATGAACAGCGAATAACCGTGACACGTCTGTCGTCTGATTATATTCACATTCGTGGTGTCGGCCCGTGTAATTGGGCGCAACCGAAATACTGGCCGTGCAGCGAAGAACACTTGCGACAGTCCGCGTTTCCGCAGGCGTCAGAGGATTTTATTCGTGCGGCACTCCGCATGGTCGGCCCCGCCCTCCTCTCCGGGAGGGAAGTGAGATGAGCCGCGCGGACGCCGAGAACCAGGCGATCCTGAAAGCCGCCTTTGCCGACTACTGGCGGGAGTATGCGGCGCTCTGTGCATCGATCCCCGTGCGCGACGGGCCGCCGCGCTGCCCGCGTTGCGGCTCCTACCAGTGGGTGTATAAGGGCGATCGGCAAGTGTGTAGCGACTGCGGGCAGTAACCACGACAGGATGACAGGAGAGGTCACAGCATGAACTCAAAGATCGCAATGATCACATTTCTCGACGGTAGCGGCGGGCAGATCGACAATACGCTCCCGGGCGGCGGCTATCCGTCCGGACAGCCGATCATCCCCCCAGGCGGCGCGCTGCTACCCGTGTATCCCTTCGATCCCACGCGCCCCGATAACAGCTTGCCGCCGTCAGCCGGCCGACCGGACAACAGCTTGCCCACGCAACCGGGGCATCCGGATAACAGCCTGCCCGGTGGTGGCCACGTCTCCGGGCAGCCGATCGTCCCCGGCAAGCGCTTCGTCGTGAAGTGGCTGGCGTGCAGTGGGCTGATCCTCGTGCCCGACAACGAGCTCCCGGCCACGCCGGAACCGAAGTAGCCCGATGCCACAGCGGCCCTTGCAGGCGTGCGCGGTGCCCGGATGTGGTACCCGTGTGCCCGCGGGCCGCTGTGCCCCCCATGCCGTGCAGCTCGAGCACACCCGCAGGAACCGGGACGTCCGGAAGTGGTACTACACGAGCGCCTGGATCCACTTACGCCGACAGGTGCTCGTGGACGCCGGCTTTACCTGTGCGCAGTGTGGACAGGTACGAGTGGACCTCGACGTCGACCACATCGTGAAACATGAGGGAGATCCCGAGAGGTTCTGGAATCGCGCGAACCTCCAAGCGCTGTGTTCAAGCTGTCACACGAAGAAAACCGGTCGAGGCGAATGAATCAGAATCGAATTGAACGGGGGGCGGTCGAAATGTTCGTAACCCTAGGTGCCCCAAAC